AGGTCAAGCATCAAAGCAAGCTGAGACATTTCAAGGCAAAATGGCGCGGCTAACTGTCGCATTTGATGAAGCCAAAGAAACTGTCGGATCGTATGTGCTTGATGCGCTCACACCATTGATCAGCAATTTTGTGGACAAAGGCATCCCAGCAATTCAAGATTTTGCAGACAATTTAGGCAAAACATTGGGGCCAGCATTTGGCGAGATTTTTAATGTGATCAAAAAAGATTTGTTACCTATTTTGGTTTCATGGTGGAAATTCTTGTACGAGGAAGTCATACCAGCAATCGGCTCGGTTGTTGGCCCAATTCTTGAAGGTTTGAAATCTGCATTTGATAAGATCAAAAAAGCCATCACGGACAATGAAGCGGAATTACAGCCATTTTATGATGCGCTCGCAAAAGTGTGGGATTTTATCAAAAAGTATTTGGCACCACTTTTGGGCGGTCAATTCAAAACAGCACTTGAAGCCATCGGCACAATTGTCGCTGGCCTAGTCACAGGCTTTTCAAAGCTAGTCGGTTTTATTTCAAACACGATCACCAAAATGAAAGAATTTGTGAATTTCATCAAGGATAACCCAGTCACACGCTTTTTCTTTGGCGATTCAAATGATAAGTCGCTCAAAGCTGGTGTGGGCTTTGATGCTGGCACACCGGTTGAATCACCGGGATTTGGCACGGGTGGAGGCTTTATGCCATCGGCTGGATCACCGACATTTACAGGCGTGGAATTGGGTGCATACTCACCAGCAATGCAAGCTGCCATTTTAAGGCGCGAGGAATTGAAGGCCGAAACCGAAAGATTAAGAGCTGCACGAGAGGCAGCCGCAGCTGCACGCACAGCGGCCACCGGTGGGCTTTCAACGGCTGAACGAATCGTCATCAATGTCAATGCTGCATCGATCATCGATGAGGAAGGTTTTACACGCGCGGCCACAACAGCTTTCAACAATTCATTTTACCGAGGCACGCTTGGTGCTGGAGCTTTGGTTGTTGAGTAATGACACTATTCAATCCAATTTGGCGAGTGACCATTGGCGGTGTGCAATACCAAACCGCTATTTTGGCCAATTTAACGATCACCAGCGGTCGGACAAACATTTATGAGCAAGCACAGGCCGGATACACAAATCTCGAAATCATCAACCTTGATCAATCCAATGTAAGCATTGCAATCAATCAATCCATCACAATTGAGCTGCAAGATTCAACAGCGACATTTGTGCCGATTTTTGGTGGATCAGTTGTTGAGGTTGGAATCTCGGTTGCTGAGGTTGGAAATGTCGATTATGCACAGCGCATCAACATCATTGCATTGGGTTCATTGGCTAGATTGCCAAAAGCATTGACCGAAGGCGTTTTGAGCGATGATTTTGATGGTGATCAAATTTATACAATTTTGAGTCAGGTTTTATTTAGCTCATGGCAAGAGGTACCAGGTGCATTGACATGGGCAACCTATGATCCAACGACTCAATGGCAAGATGCTGAAAACACCGGATTGGGTGACATTGACCGCCCGGGAAATTATGAGCTAGAAAACCGCGGATCATCGGTGACTGATGTTTATTCATTGGTCGCAGCTTTGGCCACATCAGGATTGGGATACCTCTTTGAATCCCCAACCGGCCAAATTGGGTATGCCGACAGCACTCACCGAACAAATTATTTGGCAGCAAATGGGTATGTTGATCTCACAGCCAATCATGCTTTGGCATCGGGTTTGAGCATCCAGTCGCGCACAGGCGATGTACGCAACACAATCACGCTAAGATACGGCAACAATTCAGCTTTGGAAGTTAGCGCGATCGATACTGAATCCGTGGGCTTGTATGGTCAATTGGCGCAGATTTTTAGCACCACCATAAAACATCAAGCCGATGCTCAGGATCAGGCCGATTTTTATTTAAACCTCAGAGCTTATCCACGCTTTAATTTCAACAACATCACATTTGAGCTGACAAACCCCGAAATCGATGATGCAGATCGCAATGCCTTGATCGGTGTTTTCATGGGTATGCCGGTAAACATTGCCAATTTGCCACTCAACATGAATTCAGGCGATTTTCTGGGTTTCGTTGAAGGCTGGACATTTTCGGCCAGATACAATCAGGTCAGCATTTCAATGATCGTCTCACCAATTGCATTTTCATTGCAATCAATGCGTTGGAACGATGTGCCGGTCGTTGAAGCATGGAACACAGTCAATCCAACTTTGGATTGGATCAATGCCACGATTGTGGCGTAAGGAGCGAAAATGAGTAATCCAACGAGCAATTTCAATTGGCAAATGCCTACGGCCACAGATTTGGTCACGGATTTGCCAGCCGATTTTGAGGTTTTTGGGCAGGCGGTTGATACATCGTTGGCCGATCTCAAAGGCGGCACAACAGGCCAAATTCTTGCAAAAAACACAAATGCTGACATGGATTTTGTGTGGGTGGCAAATGATCAAGGTGACATAACAGCGGTCACAGCTGGTACAGGCTTATCAGGTGGCGGTACATCCGGTGCTGTCACATTGTCAATCGATACGGCAACCACAGTTGATTTGACCACAACTCAAACTTTAAGCAACAAAACATTGACAAGCCCAAAAATCTCAACATTGACAACTAATGGTGATTTACTTTATGGCACAGGATCCAGCGTGATTCAGCGTTTAGGTATTGGCACAACTGGTCAAGTTTTGAGTGTGTCTGGTGGTATTCCGGCATGGACAACACCATCAGCCGGTGGCGGTATGACATTGCTTTCAACAACATCAATGAGTGGATCAACAACGACAGTTTCAAGCATAAGTCAAAGCTACAAATCACTCGTTATTTATGTTCGGGATTTTTGGCCAAGTGGTAGCACCGCTCAAATGAGCCTTTACATGAACGGGTTCAACAGCAGTGCATCTTATTATGGTGCGCAATGGGGCGCGCGTAATTCCACATCTTTCAACTCAACCGGCATGTCCAACAACTCAGGATTTAATTTAACGGCAGGATTTTCTAATTATCTTTACAACAACAATGTCGATAATTTTCTTGTGATTACGATCAATGATTACGCAAACACAACAAGTAAAAAAGCGGTTCAATGGCAAATTTGTGCGCTTAATGATGCCACTAATCATGTCAATGCCTTTGGCGTGGGCAATTCTGTTAATGTTGCAGATAGCGCAATTACAAGCATTTCACTTAACACCAGCGATGGCTCATGGTCAGCTGGTTCGATTCTAGTGTACGGAGTATCATAAAATGACAAAACCAACAATTCGCGAACATAACATTGAAACCGATGAAATCATTGATCGTGAAATGACCGATGAAGAATTTGCATTTTACGAAACCGCAAAAGCCGAAGCCGAAGCAAGAGTGCAACAGGAAGCGACAAAGGCGGCTGAAAAAGCTGCATTGCTTGAGCGTTTAGGCATCACAGCTGATGAAGCGGCTTTGTTGCTTTTATGACATTTCCACAAGGCACATTGCCGCGTTTGATTCAGGTTGCGCTCGCTGAGGTGGGTACGGCTGAAACCGGCAACAATGAGACAAAGTATGGCAAACACATGAAGGCCGACAAGCTGCCATGGTGTGGGTCATTTCTCAATTGGTGTGCAGATCAGGCCGGTGTCAAGGTGCCAAATGTTGTCAGCACACGCGCTGGAGCTGAGGCATTTCAAAAAGCCAAGCAATGGCACACAACGCCAAAGATTGGTGATTTTGTTTTCTTTGATTTCGTCATCGATGACAAAACGACAATCAATCACATTGGCTTGGTGATCCGAGCATCGGAAAAACAGATTGTGACCATCGAAGGCAACACATCAGGCGGTGGTGATCAGCGCAATGGTGGAAAAGTCATGGTGAAATCAAGAGCTTTGGGAGCACGCTCATTTGTTGTCGGTTATGGCCGACCAACTTATGAGCCATTTTCTGGTGATTTACCAGATCGACCAAAAGGAGAAAAATAATGGATCAAGCAAAAGCAATCGCGGCCTCATGGGGTCGCTCATACATCGCAGCTGCATTGGCCGTGTACATGGCTGGTGGCGATCTCAAGGCAATGGCAATGGGTGGCGTGGCAGCTGTTGTGCCGGTCATTTTGCGTTGGCTCAACCCAGCTGACAAAGCTTTCGGATCAACGGGGAAATGATCCCGAAACTACTCGCGGCAGGCTTAGCTTTGATCCTTTCGCTAAGTCTTGCCGGGTGTGGTTATCAAGGTTGGGTGCGATACCCATGTCAAGAGCACGAGAATTGGGAAAATCCAGAGTGCAAAAAACCACAATGCAAGGTCACGGGTACTTGCACAGAGGATGTGATTGGCGATGGCCTCGAAAAATAAAGACCGATTAAGTCAAGAGGAAATCAAGGCGCGGCTGATGTTTCTCATTGGCGCGGTTTTGTCATTTGTGTTTTTAATTGTCACATTGGGCATCACTTATGCATTGATCTTTGTGACACAGCCGATTGGCGCACAAGCTCCCAATGATGCAGCTTTCATTGATCTGCTCAAGACTTTGGCAATCTTTCTCACCGGGTCATTGGGTGGGGTTTTAGCATCCAACGGCCTCAAAGACAAGAGCAAATCAGAATATGAAAAAACTATTGAAAAGCGTTTTACCGGTAACGACACGCCATGATTTGAGCGTGATTGTTGAATTTGTCGGCTGATCCTGTCACTCTCTCTTTCGGGAGCTGATACGCGGCTCCCAGAATCGGGAGCAACAAAATGAACGAAGCATCAATCGTGATCTTTATGATCATCGCTGGAGCCTTGTGGGCTGTCATGTCTTATTCGGTCGGATTCCGGGAAGGCCAGAGACAAGGCTATACACGCGGCCGGGCGGTATCACGCCACATCTCACAGCTCAATGAGAAGGTGGACAACTAATGGCCGGATTTCTAGAAAACTACGAAGGCAACAAAGAGCGCACAGATCGATGGATCAAGACATATCCTCAAGGTCGGCTTGAAGCTCACATCGTTGAATTTAATCCGGAAAAAGGCTATGTGCTGGTACAAGCTAAGGCATGGCGCAACCAAGAGGAAACAGAGCCAGCCGGAATTGATTACGCTTTCGGCTATCGTGAGGCATACAACCCAAACATGAAACGCTGGTTTTGCGAGGATACAACCACCTCAGCTTTGATGCGTGTGATGGCCTTGGTTTTGGGTGGCACGGAAAAAGCCACAAAAGAAACCATGGAACAGGTCAAAGTCAATGATGCAACAAAACCACAAGATTATGACTATTGGACAACCAAATTTGGCGAGGTGCCAAGCTACAAGACAGCCGATGAAGCTGAGCAATCGGGCATCCCATCACTCGGATCATCAATGGATGAAATTGCCAAGCAACTCGGTGGAGAGCTTGTACAAGAGGCACCTCAATGCCGTCATGGTCATCGCGTATGGCGCACCGGCACATCGGCCAAAACCGGCAAGGATTGGGCCAATTTCTCATGTGTCGGCAAAAAGCCAGATCAATGTGACCCGCTTTGGTATGTGTTCACCAGCGATGGAACATGGAAGCCACAGCTATGAGCGACTATGTTGAAATCATTTATCCTCAAGAAATGAAAGCGCGATTGATGTGCAATGGCGAAATTGTTGAGGAATACAAAATCGAGCAATGTGACAAATGCTCACAGCTGAGACGATTGGATCATTTTGGCTACCAAAAAGGCTATGACAAACAAGACAACATCATTTGGTTTTGTGGTGATTGCCGATGATAGATCGCATCGAGGAGGTGCAATGCATGATTGCAGCGATCTCGCATTGCCATGATCGATCAGCTGATCACAGCTCACGCATCGTGCGCAATTTGTCGTGGTTTGAGTATGTTGCACAAATAGCCGAATCAATGGTTTCTGAGTGGGTAGTGGCCAAAGCTTTGGGATACGAATACACACCCGGTATCACATGGGATAAGTCAAAAGCCGATGTGGGAGAGCACATAGAGGTGAAATGGTCGAGCAATCCGCACTCAAATTTGTGGATTCAGGAATCGGATCGCCATGATCGTGACATTGCCGTATTGGTGACAGGCAATTCACCAAAGATGCACATTGCTGGATGGATTCCCGTGGCCGTAGCTAAGAAACCACGCTATCGAAACGCATCACAAAACAATTGGAGCGTGCCACAAATCAACCTGCAGCCAATCGAAACACTTATGAGGAGCAACTATGCACATCCTTCAATTTGATTGTTCGATCTGTAAGAAGCTTTACGGCAAGGCCAAGCAACGCCATGGCCTCAAGAAAGGTGCTGAACTTACAGAGCATGAGTGGTTCGCTCAATGCATGGGATGTGGCACATTTGGCATCAAGCTTGTCGATGATGACAGGATTGAGGAGCTAAGTGATGGCAACCTATGAATTCAAATGTGATCAATGCGGCACAAATGCAACGATCTATCGTGACATCAACAGCGATGGCGATGTAGATGCTGGCAATTGCATGGCGTGTGCAATTCCAATGACACGCATTTGGGGCAATGTTGCAGCTGTATTCAAAGGCACGGGATGGGGTAGCAAATGAAATACTTATCCACAGGCTTTGTCCACAGGCTGTGCGCAACGCCCAACAGCACGCTCAAACTTGACTGGTATTTGCGTGCATCGGTACGCTCCATGCTCGTGGGCGAGCCGCTGAGGCGGATAGCTCGCAAGCGATGCTTGGTGCTATTGGCCGGGCTATGTATTGCATCAGCAACACCGGCACAGGCCACACAAGATGCAACAAAGAAACCATCAATTGATTCATTGAAACTGTATGCACACTCAAGGATTGTAAATTACAAAGAATTCCAATGCTTTAACACATTGATCACAAAAGAAAGCAATTGGCGTGTTGAGGCTATCAATCCCAATGGCAATCATTTCGGATTGGGCCAGATGCGCAATACCAAGTATCGAAACCTCGATGGCTTTCGCATGATTGATTGGACATTGAGATACATCGATCACAGGTATCAAGGCAAGATTTGCAATGGTGCTTTGGCACATTGGAAAAAGCATGGGTGGCATTGATGTCACGCAACTGGAAAGGCGGCAGCACAAGCCGT